CTAGTTGCTCTAATTCTATATTGAGTTTGAATACGTAAAGTAGTTTCAAAACCACGAGCAGGATCTATAAGATCATTTGTAAGGGAAGGGCCACAAACATTTCCATATTGATAAACAGTGTCTGTAGGATCTAAAAGTTCGCGCCATACTTCAAGATAAACAAAATCTATGCCCCAAGGCGGAGGACTTCCGCTTCCCGTTCCTGCAGAAGGAGAAGTAAGGGTTATATAGTTATTTAAAGTAGCATTAGTGATGGGAACCGCACCGCTATCCCCCGCAGCAGAAGAAGCTTGTACAAGAACTTCCCAACCATTTACCCAAGCTGTATTTTTATAAGTTTCTTGCCCATTATTAGTAGCAATTAAATTTATTGTATTAGCACTGAATGTACTACAAAGAACATCTCCAACAGCACATTCACTAACGGGGACATTATTTACTATAGCTCCAACTGAAGTCCACCCACTCGTAGTTATAGATCTAACAGTATTTTGTAAACGTGTCATATTGATCTTATCTTGAAGGTTTGCTTCACAAGATAAGGGTGGTTTGCGAATTTGAGATATAACAGCTTCAAAATTTCTGTCTGTGTCGTCTAGAACGCGGGTTTGATTTAAACCTAAATTATCGGGCATTTTGTAACCTCTTAAAAATTTATTTTCGTCCCACTAGAGTTAGTGGAGCAATAATTGAATTATCATATTTGGTTAATTCAATAAGATTATCTGAAGCATCTTTGTATCGTTCTACAAAATTATAAAAAACTGATGGGTCATAATACCAAGTCGCTGGATATCCTGTATATTGTTTAAAGCTGGAATTAATATTATACATTGGGTAATAAGTTCGAAGTAATGTTGCTGTAACAGTTTTTAAATCATTATAATTTTTTATTATTTGATGTGATGTTCTAAACATTATTTTCTTTTTTAATGTACTGGCAATTCTTTGTTTATTAATTATTTTTAATGTATATATATCTTTTGCTGTTTGTTCGGATAGAATACTATAATCCGATACGTTAGTCAAAGAGCTTGTTTTCATATTTTCAATTTTATTATTAAGTTCAGTAGAAGATAATATACTTTTAGGTAGTTTGGTTTTTGATAATATTTTTAACAAATCTAAAGTATCATTTACACTATCTGCACAATTTTTTATCGATGTATTATAATTGTCTAGTTGATCGTGAGAAATTCTTGCTTCTACAGGTTTATTATCTTCTATTTCATCTGGTTTGCTTTTGAGAACTTTTATTTTCATTGATTCAGAATCCCCAATAGTGTCTTGTATATCTTTTATAAAATCTGAATTTGTGGAATCCGCTATAATTTTTATTTCTGAATCAGGTTTATTACACGCTGAACTTACTAGAACTCCTATAATTGGAACAATAGAAGATAAATCTTCTAAAGAACACGACAAAACTTTTGATCCGTTAAAAAAACACGAAACATTTGAATCTTCCGACCCAATCACAAATTTTCCCATATCGCAATTTATATTTGATATAATTTTCATTTTTATTAAGAGGTGATTCTATATGTAAAGGACATTATTAATGAATTGGATTTATTTATAACAGGAAAAGTTCTATAACTAACTAAAATATCCGAAGAAGGATCCGGGGTATCTTGAGCATCTCCGCCTATAAGCCCCATTTCGACAATAGGACCTACTGCTTGAGTTTCAGAAAAAGTAGCCGTATAATCTACAATATTTGTGGGATATGAGACTGTATCTCCAGAAACTGGATCTATGAAAGTAGTATTTTCAGAACCAAAAGGTACTCTAGCAGTTTCTGATACTAGAGCTGTTTGCGTAATTTGTGGGGCAGGAGGATTCTGTAAGTTCCAAGCTGGGTTTCCACTCCCTACAGCCAAATATGCTATACCACCGACGCTATTAGTTACTGGGCTTGAAGAATAAACTGTATCTTTTAAAAGCCAAGCAATAAGAGTAGAAGCGGAACTAACAATTATATTGTGCCCGTGATGTTCTTCTACTAATTCTTTTGTTGTGGAGTCATATAAGCGGATCCAATATTCTCCATGTAATCCGTTGATTTTGTCCTCAGATTTAAAATTGAAACAATTAAGAAAATTTTCAGACATCTTTCGGATTCGGTCTTTAAATACCATATTAATGAAACCTCTTATATATTTATGGAATATGTATAGCTTTCATTATAGGTGGATTTATTAAAAGATTATCGACTTAAATAAAAAATAATCTTCTAATAGAATAAGGCAATAAGCCACTATTCTATGGAATTTTATAGCTACTCCTGTTATTCCATTAAGGTTTTTAAATGTCCCAAAATTACTATTTTAATTCTGAAAAAATTGGTAGAAACCGACTCCCCGATAATAAACAATTCAGGGCATCTTTAAATAGCCAGTCATCTCTTATTCTATCTACATTATTAACTTTTCTCCCTAGCAATTATCCTAAAAATGTAAATACAAATTTATCCCAACTCTTTTTGGTTCTGGCTCGAGAAGCGGGTCGTATACAATTATCCGGGCAATTAGTAAGTAATGATGGAATTTATGCTACTACCAGACCTGATTTTCTATACCCGGTTTTAGGAAATCGTCTTTTATATGGACAACAACTATCTTCTTCAATAAGCGACTATGATCTTCGAAACATATTACTCACATTACGAAATGCCTATTTAAATGGAAGTACCGTATCTACTATAGAAACTGTTGTTAACAACTTAATCAATTTAAATGTAGTAGTTAAAGAATTATATTTAGAAGCCCGTAAATCAAACTCTGGATATGGGTTAAAAGACACAAATAAAATGATCATAGAATTATTTATAGATGATCTTTTGTCTAATGGATCTAATGTAGCATTAATTTTAGAAAATCTTGATTTTTATATAAATCTTATTAAACCTGCCCATGTTTTATACGATACAAAATTAATATGGGTAGACACAATAGATGTAAACAAAACTCACGATATTATATGGGGTGACCCGGGAGCAGGGTCTATACCTGGATATAATTTTACTACATTTAATTCTATTACTGAACCTGACCTATTTAATCAAGATCAAGCCTTACTTGCTTTAAAAATAATGGAAGTGACTTCCACAAAATTATTAAATTCTTTTTATACCACAGTTTCAATAGACACTACAAACTCAATAATATTTGCACTAGACCAGAATAATAATACTTGCGGAATTGTTATAGACCCAAGTTCGACTGGAACCGAAATCTTTGATGCAACAGGAAAGGATACAAATTTAAATTCTTTATTAGATAGTACTTTTACAATGGAATATTTAACAATTCCAGGAGATGTAAACTTTTATCCTGGAAATATTAATGGATTTAATAATTATTTGTCATATTTGCCATACAATGGAATTAGTTTCTACGGAAATCAAGATAAAACAACTATAGAAGATTATCAGATATCCACGTTGTCGGACAATAGTTATGCAAAATTCTATCAAAGTAATTATCAACTTCCATTTTTTCAAGAATTTATTCAAAGGACTTGGACAGGAATTGACACGACCTGTCCTTTAGATGGAACCACTCCTTGGGTTAGTTATCATTGGGGTTTAGCAGATACTTCTAAAACTACTCCCACAACAATGTACGACAGTTTAGTTCAACATTCTGTTTCTTCGTTCTATGAAGATACACGTCATAATTTATGTAGCGGTTCTGACACTAATCAAACTGACATTATAATTTTACAAGAAAGAATGGGAAATCCAAGATTTTCCATTGCTCGAGATAGTTCTAACGATAGAGAATTATTAGGAGATGTTTATACTCTTATACTTCCAAATTATTTTTATATTGATTCAACTATATCTTTAATTGATGGAACCACGAGTTATATAACATCTTACACTACTCAAGCTGCAAGTAATGTTTTTTCTAGTATTATAAATTCCGAAACATATTTAGAAGTCACAGAACCGTCCACTGGAAAACAATATGCGTCGAGACCTCTTTCGATTTTTATAGAGGGCATTGATGGTCCTGGCTATGGCCTTACAATTACATCAATATTAAATACGTCGATATATAACAATGCAACCTTGACAATTATTAGTTCACAGCCCTCTAATGGAATTATTGTTGACTCATTTGGTAATATACAAATAAACACCATTGGTGTTAATGCCACTAGTGGGGATATTTCTAATCCCTCTATTTATCCTATAACAGGGGAAGCGTGGTTTACATTATCTCTTACAACCCCATTTACACAACTTTCATCTCCTATAGAAACCACCCCGTTAAGCTCTTATCCAGGATTTACCGGAATAACACCAATAAACACAATTGGTAATTTATCTTATGGGACAACTTACGAATTATTATCCCAATCAAATTGTACATTAATAACCCCATATCTTTTAACTACAGGATCTTCAGAACCATATCTCGTACCATCAATAACAGAAATTATAAATATTTCCACAGACACTACATTTACAAATGTAGTATTAGACACGGTTGACGAAGGTATAAATTCAGCTGTTTTATTAAAAACAGATGCTACAGCTTGGAATTTTATGCGTCCCGTTTTGGGGGATATTTTACAGGTAAATATCTCTTATATTTATAATGATTCCACCGTAGACACTACAGTTGAAAACATAGTTTTTGGAATATCTCAATGGCAATTACAAAACCCTCCGATTTCAAACGGTGATGGAAGCAATATATTAGCTTCTCCAAATGATGTTATAGTGCAATTAGACGGGACTATTATTCCTAATGCAGTTTTGGATATAGAACCTGTAGGTGGGTTTCTTACATTAAATCCTTATCAATCATTTTGGTTAGCTTCTCCAGCTGGTTATACTCCAACAATTGACAATACATTTACTTTTAATTATTTTCAAAGTGGAACAGATGAGTATTCGCTTTTATATGATGATGAAGCTCGAAATTTAGATACCAACTTAGTTTATGATGGGGAAGATTTAATTGATGGGACTTTCGTTAATCCTGTTCCCTTTCCAGAACAATTACAAATAGGGTATAAATTCCGGACAGATCTCTTATCCCGTTCTGATAGTTTTAATTCTTTTGACACATTGTTAAATACTTATCAAAAACCGGGTCCCAAAGCTTCATCGAAAGATTTAAAAGGTACTTTTAATCATTATAATTATTTTTTCAGTCCCGAGTTCTTAACTGATACGGAAGAAAACATAATTCTAAACGATGATTATCTTAAAAAAAATATTCCTGCATCTATTATATTAAATCCTGGAACTCCCCCGTTTCAAAAAACTTGGTCTGATCAAAGTAGATGGATATATGACGGAACAATTACTAATCTTACCCACGAACAACGAATACAAGATTTATCAATTAACAATAGATTACAATTATACAATGATCTATTATTAGTAGAAAATACAACCGGAGAAACATGTTGCCTTTCCAGTCTTGAAGATACTCGATTAACTACAGCATTTACACTTTATGAACAAACTGAAACCCCTTTGGACGATGCACCGTGGGAATTTTATGATGTCGCTACACTTAAAGATGCTACTGTAGATGTAACTAATATAGGTCTTTCACTCCCTACTGGATGCTATCAAATAACTTATAGTTTTTATGAAAATATGTCTGATGTCACTAGTTTTACTTTACCCCCTACGGTACCGGTACAATACACAGACACTACTTCTGGAGCAACAATATGGGTTAATTTTCCTGCATACCCAGCTTTGCATGATAGTACAACTTTAGCTACTACTTCAGATATAATTGTTTCTATTAATGGGGTGCCATATTCTAATATCATTAATCAATCTACGTTTATTAATAATGACACTAATCTTTATATACAACTTACAGGGCAAGGGGAAACAGTCATTATTGAAAATTTTATAATTACCCCAACAATGGCCATTGAACAATCCCTTGCACTTTCACGAATTCCCACAAATATGCAAGATGTTATTTTTGATGTACAAGGTGGGACTCCTCAAATGTACGGGGAAGATTATGCTGTCGATCAAGATATTATTTATTGGAATAGTAACATTATTCAAGCTGGAGATGTTGTACGTTTAATATATCCTGCATATTCTCTTGAATTAGAAACTGTGTCATTTACATATCTTATTGCTAATAGTGCCGTTTTATCAGTAATCAATGAAGAAATGTCGTGTATTTATGATGGAAGTAATTTATACCCAGGATTTGCGGATGATATACCATTAGTATATCTATCATTAGATACAACATCCCCGCAGATTTCATATTATCCTTTTATTAATCCATTGATTACAAGCTATAACCCTGCTTCGGATTTAACCGGGACATTAGCTTCATTTTCAAGCAAAAACCCACAAGTTTTAGTACCATATAATTATAGAACGGAAACTCCAACCCAGCTTATAGACTCTACTTCTATATGGGCCCCTTTCCTAGGAGATTCGTCAGTTATATTAAGAGATTCAACATATTATCAAATAATGCCAGATTATTCCTCGTTCTTTCTTCCAGGTTTTACTCCTTATATGGATGGAACAATTACCTCGGCATGGCAACAAATAGTAATAGCTGAAGTTTTGCCCATATAAAAAACATTTTACTTTTTTAAGAAAAAATTATATAATTAAGTTATGGCTACCACAAATGACTATTATAACATTTTAGGTGTACAAAAAAATTCTTCTGAAGAAGAAATCAAAACGGCTTATCGAAAACTAGCTTTGAAACTTCATCCAGATAAAAATCCTGGAGATAAAATTGCAGAAGAAAAATTTCGCGAAGTTACAGAAGCTTATGAAATATTAAAGGATCCACAAAAAAGATCTCAATATGATCAATTTGGTAAATCTACATTCCAGCAAGGACGGGGACCGGGTGGGTTCAGCAATGGTTTTGGTTTTGCAGGATTCGATATTTCAGACGCTCTCCGTGCTTTTATGCAAGATTTTGAAGGAGAAACTGAATATGATATTGGAGAATCCCCCTTCGGAAATATTTTTGGTCGTAGATCACGTAGAACTAAAAACCATTCTGTAAAGGGTAGTGACCTTCAAATTAAATTACCATTATCTTTAGAAGAAATATCCACTGGAATCCAAAAAGTTTTAAAAATAAAACGTAAAGATAGATGTTCAGTATGTTCAGGATCCGGTTCTAAAGATGGCCATAAACAAAAATGTACTTCTTGTAATGGCCAAGGACGAGTAAGAAAAGTTTCCCAATCTATCTTTGGACAAACTATTCAGGATTACGGATGCCCAACTTGTGGAGGTACCGGATCAAGTATTTCTAATCCTTGTTCTAAGTGTAACGGAGAAGGAATAGAATCTGTAGAAAGTACAGTAAAAGTTTCTATACCTGCAGGAATTTCTGAGGGAAATTATATAACAATTCCAGATCAAGGAAATGCAGGAGCTAATGGTGGAGATATAGGGGATCTTATTGTAATAATTAATGAAAAACAACACCCTATTTTCCAACGACATGGAGCAGATCTTTTATCTAAACTTGATATAACTTTTTCTCAAGCAGCCTTGGGAGCATCTCAAGAAATAGAAACTATTTACGGTAAAGTTAGTTTAAAAATTCCAGCAGGAACACAATCAGAAAAAGTTCTAAAACTTAAAGGTAAAGGACTCCCTCTATTACAACAAAAAGATTATGGAGACCAACTAGTTCAAGTTCATGTAAAAACACCAGAAAAACTTTCTCATAGTGCTCGGGAACTTTTAGAGAAATTGGCAGAAGAAGGTTTATGAAAACAAAAAAATTATTATATTCTTCTGCTTCTGGTTATAGACCAGGTCAACTTGTATTTTATGAAGGAGAGGAAAATGAGTGGATAGCAGAATATATTGATACGGATTATCTGTCAAGTAACGATCCACCATACATTGCTAAAGATATAGCTTCTAAAAACTACAGGAATTTATTGGGTTTTACAAAAAATTCTATAGTCGGACAACGAATTCATGGAACTTCTTTAAAACGATTTATTGAACCCCAAAATCTTATATTATATTCTCATTGGCCCGTAAAAACAGAACGATTCTGGTATCTTCTTGAAAAATCTTCTATCTCGTAAATCTAATTAACGGTCTCCCCGCTATTTTATAAACCGCTATTCCATTCCCGTTTATTGTATTTGCAAGAGAAGCCGTAGTAGAAGTAAAAACTACCAATACACATTCCCCTGCCAAAAAGGGCCCAGACGGGGCCAAGACCCGGGCCAGGACCGGGACCATTATTTTTCTATAGGTTTCTTGTTGAAGACCTTCAGACATAAATGAAATTTGTGGAGTACTGGATGTGAAATATTGTCTCCCCAAAGAATCTATGGCAGTAGTAGATAAAGTAATTGGTACATTATATAATTGACCGTCTATCAAAACGGGTACCTTAATAAAACCATTATCCACATTATAATTTAAAAATTGTATAAGATCCATAGAAAATAATTGATCTGTATAATATCCCGTTAAAGTAATAGGAATTTGTTCTATGGGATTAATATAAGGAGTTCCTTGAGTAGAAGACCCCCAACCATTATTGCTTATAATCATTGCTGGATACTCGGTAATAGTCTGTATTTCCAGATTGGGGGTTGATACAACAGTTTGTACTGGTATATAATCATAGCCTATAAGAGCTCCTGTAGAGGAATCTCCTATTGTACTAGGCACAGTATATTCAAGAATAAGAGCTTGTATAGATGCCGTCCCAGTTTGATTATTAAAATTATTAATATTAAAAATTATAGAAGATGTACCATCTAAAATTGGATAAGCCAAGGTTCCAAAAAGAGCTGTAGAATCGTTTAAAAAACATACAGCAGAAGATCCTGAAGATGTGCCTATAGAGGAACATCCTAAAATAAAATCTCCTGTTGAAGCATTAAATGTTATACTGTTATTAGTAATTGTTCCACTTAAAGATAACGATTCTGTAAAACTATAAATGGATCTTTGTTGTTGACTAAAATTAACAGTTGCTCCATTACGAGTATTCTGCAAACTTGGAATTGATAGTACATCGGCGGTAATTTCCAGAATCATTCCATTAGTAAATGTATATCCTGTAGCCCCGGTTATAGAAATCGAGGTTGTATTCTTAATAATAGAACTTATTTGATGGTTAAATTCAGACAATACATTATATACTATAGTTGGAGTATAAATTGTGTACACGGCACTATCAGTAGGATTTGGCTGTAATGTATTAGGTATTGTTAAAACCCCATTTATTAAATTAGAAGATGATGCTTGAACATAAAATGTTATCTGAACATTAGATCCTCTAGAAGCTTGAATGGAAGATAATTGTTCGGTTTGATAAATGGTTGCATAATTTGTGTATCCATAAACCCCAGAATCCCAAGATTCTATAATATTATTTGTGTCAGTATCTAAAATTCCTTTATAAAAAATAGATGCACTTGAACCATAAACTTTAACTAATTGTGCTTCTGATGGGGTATATGTTAACGTATTAAGACCGTAACTAATAAAGTCCCCAGATGCCGAGAATACATGTGAGGAATCAGGAATATTTCCACTAAATTGAAATGTTACGGTTGGAGTTCCGAATCCCGTAAAACTACCTTGCATAAAAGCAGAGGAATCTATATCATACACAAAATAATGGGCAGGATCAAAAGTGAAATATCCATTACCGGATCCGTTTAAAGTTAAAGTTGCTGTACCCGTTTGATCTGTAGGTTCCGTTATAATAGAGGACCCTGAAAAAAGACCGACAGTACTATCTCCCGATCCGGGAATTGGAGATAAATATAAATTAGAAAGAGATGTAGAAAGTAAAGTTCCTCCATCTGTTGATGCGCCATCTACTCTATCTACTTGTAACAGTTCAATTCCATATTGAGGACCCGTTGTCGTTCCAAGAACTGTTTGTAAGTTATTAGATAATAATTGATCGACAGAAACATTAAAATATTCTTCTATAGAAGGTATTATAACTTGATGTCTAACATCAAGAACATCAGACTCTACAATTTCTGTAGCTTCTAATAGATCTAATCGTACATATTCTGTATTTGGTTGATGTCCACCATTTAAATTTTGACTAGACCAAGGAGAAGTGTTTCTACGACCTACAAATGCTATAGGTATCGCATAAACATACCCGTCTACAGTATTTGGACAAACAGCTTGCCAACACCCAGAATCTCCATTTATGGGGCCCATATTTTCGTACCCGTAATATCCAACACTATTCGGTCCTAGCCCTAGAATATCAGAATTCAATCCCGCTTCGGCATAATCAGGGTTTGCAAAAGGTAAGACTCTTATTTGATACTGAACTTGAACCCTCTGAGAAGCACCAATGTTTAGTTGACTGTTAATTATATTATCATTAAGAAAAACATTTGATTGTATATTGCCTTCAAAATATAGTCTCTGTATTTCATTTGGTTGTATATTATTAGGTACAAAGCTCCAATTAGACCCATCTAAAGTTTGAATAATAGTTGCATCCGATCCACATATAAAACCGTTGGTTTGCGATAAAAAATCTACAGCGTTTAGATTTATATCTGTAAATGAATTTGTTTGCTGGGTCCAATCAGCCCCAATATTTGATGTATATAAAATCGTACCCTCTGTGCCTACAGCCCAAGCTTGCCCCGCATATACTGCGTTTGTGGGGGCATAATTATAATTTACAAAAGTTGATGTATAAGTAGTATCAGCAGCAGCAATAGTCACTAATCCAGTAAGTCCATCAACATTTAAAATTGTTCTATTTGTTCCATCTGATACAACGGAAATCCAACTTGATGCATCAGAAGATGGAAATTCAACAGTATTTCCATAAATATCTACAATAGGTTTTTGTTGCGTAAAAAACGTAGTATTATTATTTAATAACTGAGATGTAATTTCTTCATTTGTTATAGACACATATATTTGAGGAAACATTGCAATATCTAACAGATCTTGCGTAACAGGTCCCCCAATTATATTCGAGGATTGATTAATCCAAGTTGCTCCGCCATCAGAAGAACGTAAAATTGTACCAGAATCCCCTACTGCAAAACCATAATTTTCATCATAAAAATATATTGAATTTAAATCTACCGTGACTCCACTTATAGATTGAGTCCAAGTATTTCCTCCTGTTACAGATTTTAAAATTGTACCGGAATCCCCAACAGCCCATCCAATTAAAGGACTTGTAAAATATACTTTATTAAGAGTAAACGTAACATTACTATTTACAGGTATAAAAGTAACCCCGTCAGGTTGCGCTTTTAAAATAGTTCCATATTCTCCAACAGCCCACACGGAAATAGACGATGGATTACCCGTTACATCGTAAACAAATACCGAGGATAAATTAGCATCAATGTTTGACAAATTATCATACCATGTCGCCCCACCTGTATCGGTTTTAGAAATAAATCCGGTATCGCCTACCACATACCCAGTATTTGAATTTGCAAACATTATACTATTAAGATTCACACTAGTATTAATAGTTTGGGTAGTCCAATTTTGTCCAGCATCAAAAGTTTGTATAATAATTCCGTTATTTCCACATGACCACCCTGTACTTTGATCACTTAAAAAATTAATACTATTTAAATTATCTAAAACAATTTCAGGGGCGGGTCGATTTGCTGAAGAATCATAACTTATAACAGAACGCCACATTTCAAGAATAATTCCATTTATAGCATTTCCGCTAGTTGGAGGGGACCCGAGATCAATAAAATTAGTGTTTGCTATAGTGGTATTAGTTCCAGTTATATAAAGAGTTCTTCCATTAACTAAAGCAATTTCTGGTTTAGCTCCATCAGGATTTTGAGTATAAAATCCATTAGTGCTATCAGAATCAAAATAAAACGGATATGAGGTTATCCAACCTGAAGGTAAATCAGATATCTCTCGCTGAGAGATAATATTTTGTATCTCTTGAGCAGAATTAAAATCTGAATCAATCATAGGCTTTCGAGAAGCAAATATGACCGAATCATAATTATAATTTTCATCTGAATTTGTCACAGTAACTTTATTACCTAAATTCATAATTAAACCGCCTTAAAAAAATTATAAAGTTTGTTTAATTGTTCTGACTGGACCATAAGAAATATTGCATACACCTAAAGACAAATATTCTAGTTCGTTAACTTGAATATCATTTGATCCAGTTTCTCCGTACACCCAATATGCAACTTGATAAGAATTAATATCTGGTAATGACCCATCTATAGTACTAATTATAATTTGCCCTGTACTGAGAATATAACCAAGACCAGGACCCTTTGAAACAGCTAATGGATCTGTCTGTAAAATTAATGGCACATTATTCTCAAAAATAGCTTTAAATAAAGTTGATGGACCACCTTGATCTATCGTTGAGTATGATAGTACGGGTTCAGTTGTAATATATGCGATTGAATTTCCACTTATATATATTTCAAATGTTGGGGATCCTATATTATCTCGTGTAATAAACGACCCGTCAGCTTTAATCATAGTTGAAAAGGGCAACACAACATAATCAACCCCAGTAACAGAATTAACAGTTTTTACTACATCGCTTTGTGTTAAAGAAACCCCCACTCCAAGATTACTTATAAAATTTGCAAGTGTTGATGTAATTTGAGAAGTTAAAGCAAGGGACGAGTTTGGAGTCGTTATAACCATAGGTAATGGAACAACTGTCATAGTAATATTTACATTATTATTAACAGCTTGTTTAACTATAACATCAGCACAAGCATGTTTCATTAAATTGATTTTAGTTTGAACATTTTCAAGTAGAGCATTAGTTGTATATGTTATTGCAAAATTTTCAAAAGCTGAATAATTAACATAAACAGTTTCTCCATTTTTAATAGCTCCAGATGTAATAGGCTCTATATTTATTGCTGTTGTATTACTACCAGGAAAAATATTATAATCTAAATTTTCAGTGTAAGTTACAGTAGGAAAAGTGGTACTAGTTACTACTATGGTAGACGGAATAATTCCCAAAAGATCTAAAGGTTCCGTAACTCCGTATATAAGAACGTGTTGTTCTTGAGAAATAGCTTGAGTTGCGTCTCCAGGAATTCCATTTGCATATTGTATAAGAACCCCATCTTGTGAAATAGTAGAATTTCCCGTATCTAACGGGTCTTGTAACTTAACAAGTTCCCAGTTATCGGAAGTTAAAACACCAGATAATTGACCGACTATAGACACAATATCGATAACAGGTTGATTTTGCAAAATAATAGTATCCGAACTTCGATATAAATAATCAACATAAATAATATCTGTAGTAGCCATTCCTATACTGGAATTTAGTGCAACATTTAAAGCAATAATATTTCCGTCTCCAATAATTGTTAACCCACCGAGATTGTATGATGCCCCTCGAGTAGCATTATATACATTTAAAACATCAAAAATAGGAGTATGAGCTGTAACTAATGGATTTAAAGATTCTATTTGGAAAGCTACAGCATTCACGATATCAAAACGTTCCCCTATTTGTTGACCCATATTTTCACTTGAACTAAAAGCAAATGAAATATTATCAACTTCTTGTTGAACGATAGATCCCTGAACATAAATATCGACTTTACCTCCTATATGTTCTTCAGTGGTTGGATCATAATCTCTTATCATAAGGGGATCACCCGCTCCTTGCACAACCACATTTTGTACATAGGGAACTGCAATTGTTGTTTTAGCGTATCCACCTTTGGTTCCAGTATCCGCAAAAAAAGCTAATTGCATACGACCCGCTAATTCATAGTTACTTTCTAAATCTGTTCCAAAAGATATTGGATTAGGATTTTCAACAGAGAATCCGGAATCTACTCCTGTTCCAATAGCCCTAATCGTATCCGCATCGGTATTTCCAGCCGACCCAGGAGTTATAGCTTGCACAGCACATTCTAATTCATATTGTTGTGTAGAACTATTAAAATATTGGGCTTTGTTTGCTGCTGATAAAACCTTTGTTTCTAGTACACTATATGATTGGGCTTGAATATTATTGTTTACATCTCCGAGAGTTGAAACTATTGCTCCAGCCGATACTTGCATATCCCTGATAGGAGCAGTGACGGTATAAAACACTACCGATCCAACTGCAGATGTTGCTGGTAAACGATAAGTATTACAATTTGAAGCAAGTTTATCAAATTGATTATCTATAAGGGCTTGAACGGCATCGGCTGTTGTCAAATTAAGGGCTATTTGCAAAGCAGTTTTTGCAGGGGAGTTTGATGGGGGAATACTCACTCCCGATCCAGTTGGATCATCAAAATCCTGTAAAGTACTTACTGAATTTGCTATTGATAAAAAATCTTGTATTACATACAAACGAGCATTTTCTTCTGCTATTGGATCTGTAATATCTCTAAAAACAGTTCCAGACATCGAATCTATTCCAGTATCAGCACTCATAAGTTCAGTATTAAAAGTTAAACTTATGTCTTGTCTAGTTCTTGCAGGAAGATCAGTCAATCCACTTAAAATAGTTAATGGCGAACCTTCTAATTCTATAGAATAAGGACTTTCTGTAACTTTTCCTTGTGTAGGATCATAAATAGTTTCAGTTACAACAAAATAAAAATCTGTCCCTTGATTGAATCCTACATTAGGAAGTTGATTATTTTGAACCATTGTATTATATGCAGTACTATCAAAATTCGTTGAATAATAATAATTTCTAGTAATTTGTTGAGTAAGAGTAGTCACACTTATTTCACCAACGGTTTCAGTTGAGGAATTAATAAGTGACGTAGAATCTTGATAAAAAGACATTTCAGTTATAGCAGAACTATTTATTTTAACGTAAGATCCATTAACTCCACCACTTTGATAACTTACATAAAAATTATAACCTACTATATTTTGGTTAATGCTTTCAGATGTTATAATCTGTACCATATTTTGATATGACCTGAGACTAACACCTGTAGGAGCCGACACCGTTAAAAATGATTCTTGTTGTTGAACTAAAGTAATATTAATAAAAGCTGGGGCTGATGTGACATACGTAGATCCGACTTGAATGATTGCAGTAACTTGTATTTCATTTACTCCCAAAGAAAGAGTCCCAGTCCAAGACCATATATTTTCACCAGCAGTATAAGATACTCCAAAAAGAGAGCCATTAACTTGAATTTGAACTGTATTAGAGGGGGCCATTCCAGAAATAGTCTGTATAGCATCATCCGTGCTATAATCCGTTCCTCCAGAAAGAAGAATAATATTAGGAGCAGCAATTGAAGCTGTTGTAAAAGACCAAGTAGAAGAATCAAAATAACTAGAGTCTGAAAAAGCTATAACTTGCCAATAATATTCGATCCCAGAATCTAAATTACTAACTATTCTCGATGTAAAAGGTATTTCTGTTAAATCAAAAATTATATTAGAAAATGAACTATCAGTAGCAACTTGAAGTTCATAAGTTGCACTTGAATCTGTGGGATATAACGACCACGAAAAATTAGTCTCTAAAAGTTGTCCAGTAGAATCGTTTAAAGGACTAATAAGAGTTACAGTTGAATCTGACATTATTTAACCTATTGCTTTAATAACTTGTGTGGTTTGTACAGTATTTCCTGATTGTGCTGTTACCGATATATCTGCTCTAAAAATAGTTGGATCATTATTATCTTGTTGTACTGAAATATTATTTATTGTAGCTAAAAGTTCACCAGGAGTCATTGGTCTTCCAGTTAAAGCATATTGTTGTTGTAAAGATTTTAACTGATTAAGACTGTTTGTAATTTGACTTGTAATTTGAGAAATTAAAAATTGGGGGTTGGTAACTCTTGTTCCAATTAAAGCCCCAAGACCTGACCCTATAAATGTAAAAAATGGATTGCTTCCTATTTCTGTAATTACAAACTTCTCTATATTTTGCATTAATAACGGCTCATTTGAAATTTCTACTATATCCCCATTTATATCATAAGATATATCATCTAAATAATTAAATCCTTGGCATTTAGTACAAAATGGAGATCTGGTAATATAATTAATTTCAAAATAATCTGTTGGTGAAGGCCAAGGTTGATTTAATTTTATGTATCGAACTTGACTAGGATTTGTTGTATCCGGATTTGTTATAAGATTATAAAAACTAAAAGGCAAAACATTACCTGTTATCCAAACAGTTAACGCCGTGGAAGAAGCCACAGGTCTAGATAAATATATAGTTTGAGCATCTGTTTCTAAAAATGTAAGTTCTTTAAAAACGAGATGATCACATAAAGTTGTAAGATTAAGATCATAAGACATATTAGATCATTATTATTAGAAGAATATTTTTAAGGTGTTGAGATTTGAGTCCATATACCCGACATATTTATAAGCTGAATAGTACTATCTGCTCGAGCAGCAGGCATATTAATTAATCCTTTATTAAACTGTTCTGAGAAAGAATCTGCTGCAGTAGAAAATTGATTATCACACAGTAAGGGGATAATTCCTCTGCTAAATGTTGCTAATCCTCCTTCTCCCATTTCATAGGCTAATTCAGCTAAAACAACTTGAACATTAGGTTGTTGACTATCATATATAAGACCGATAGTTGAAAGAACAGAGCGAGCCCCATCTATAGCTATTTGTATGTCTTGAGCAAAAAATGCATCACTTTGAGCTTGAGAGATCATTTGCCCTTGCATTGTAATTGGAGCCCCGTTTATATCCACATTGGGCAAAGACCCCCCATCTACTTGATGCCCCCTTCCGATTGCTAGGACCCCATTAGTATCAAGGTATGCGGTTAATACATTTCCCTCAGCAATATTTAAATAATTTTGTAAAATTCTATAAGTTGATGGATCGAGATTATCTGTTGATGGGTTTGAAATTACAGTAGCAATTACAGGTGCGGGAGATGTTTCTTCTTGTTGTATTTGTGAGCTAACGGAAGACATAACATCTGTGTATTGAGCTTCTGCAGATGCAATTTGCGAAGAAAATAAAGCAGATGCATTTGCCTCAGCTGTAACAATATCTGAATTCGATAAACTTATAGTTTGTTCTGGGACCGATTTAGTAGGGGCTGAGCAAATTGGGGTGGTTCCTGTTACCCCGTTAATAAGAGAACTATTAAGTTGAGAAATTTTATTAGACATAAAACTTTGAATACTAGCAACTAAACTTGTATTGGAAAAAGTAAGTAATGTTGTTTGTCGCACCGGGACCCCCACTTTATTTTGATCTTGTGGGTTTGAATTAATATTATTTATAACATTACTTATATTGGTTCCCGATATAAGTTCGTTTGATCCGGCATTTCCAACAGTAGTGTTTACAAAATTAGTGGCTGCTGGTTGAGACGCTAATTGAGAAGATATTTGTTCGTCAGCACCAATAGTGTAAAAATCTGACTCTATATTTACATTAAAACTAGGATCATTTATTAAAGCTGATAATTGTTTTTGATACTTCTGTATAGGGTCTTTCCAATCTTGAGTACTCTGGGATAAAACTTGAGTTGCTATTGATAAAAAAGTTATAAGGGATAAACGAGTCAATTCTGATCCCGGGTCATCATATTCTAAAGGCAATTGCCCATTAATTACAAATTGATTTTTAGAGGCTAAATTTTTAAATTTTATACGTAAATTATTATAATCCCGTAAAGATTTAGGATCAGTTTGGAAAGCAATATTTCCATTTGCGTCCCTAGTAATGTTTTTATAATGTATACTAATTTCATTTAGGGCATAAATTTCTTGATAACAAATTGCAGAAATATTATCCAAACTTAATACAGTTTGTTCACTATTAGAGTTTGTTACTTGAAGGGAAATTAATTCCGTTGTTTTATTTGATAATTCATTTGTCCATTGCATTATATTTCTATTTAAATGTTGTATTTCATTTCCTATACGATATTGTTCCGAAATAATCTTCTCCGTTCCAACCATTACTTTTTTTTCATACAACGAAATAGACGGATGAAAGCCATACATATCATAAGGTATAAGAGGGGCAATAGACTGTTTAGGGTTGGTTTGCTGGTTTGCGTCTGCTGTATAATATGTTTGTAAATAAATTGTGTCTTGAGTTGGATTTAGCTTTTGTAATATTTGAGCTTCTACAAGTTTAAGAGATTCCAAATGGTTTTGTGCAGACAATATTTTTGATTTATAAAAAGCTACTTCAGCCCGTAATCGACGCAACTTTATTGATTGAACAAAAGTTATTTTATCAAGAAATTCTTTATAGGATGTTTTATATATATTACTCATAATTAGCTTTTAGATGCTAAAAAAGTTTGTATAAGAGAAAACGATTTTGATATTCCTTGAGAAGCAGCTTGTAAATCCTGTCCTGTTGTACTTATAGCGTTTACGGCATCATATCCATAAATCAAAACAATTCCTGCTGTAAGACCATTTGGGCCAGAAAATCCCCCTGCAGGAAGTTTTGCATTATTAATTTGATTAATAAAATTTGAAATACCTCCAGATGTAGGAGGAATATTTAAAAAAGAAATATTAGGGGTTTTTGCAAAAAAATTGTCTACCCCGTTTATTAACCCTGATAAAGCAGTTAAAACTGCAATTTGTTGTTTAAACTTTTGTGCAACCCCCTGTAAAAAATCTGAAAAAGCACTGCTATTTGTTTTTAAAGATCCGGATAAAGCAGTTAAAAAATTAGTAAATAAATCTGTTAAAGGACCCATAAACGGTAATACACTTTTTATTTGTATGGAACCCCACCGACCAAGAGAAGGAACTCCCGAAATCACAGTTTCCACGAACGGTCCTTGAGATGTTTGATGGGTCGTAAAAGCATATTCGTTTTGTGCAATACAATTTTGGGCTCTGGCTAAGACTGCTATTTCTTTAGATTGCGGACCCCAAATTCCGGCTGATGATGCCCCTATAACCCCTGTTTGTAAAACATAATAATATTTTTTATTTCCAGTTTTTGTATCCACATCGTAGTCTATGTATGATCCATTTCCAGTAATAACATTTCCCTCCACTACTACTGGTTGCCCCTTATTAAAAGTAGGATCATTATATTCATATGTATATCTATCTGGGGGATTGCCTCCAGAAATTTGGTGGCTCCAATATGTTATAATTCCATCTTCTGGATGCCCCTGAGGTCCAATTAATTGTACAGGAGGATTAGAATTGGGGGTATAAACTCCTCCTGATATTTGAGATCTAAAAATTCTAGTTGTAGTAAGCCCCAAAGGTGGAGCATCCCATTCTATTTTTATTCCAAATTTTCCGGAAGTTTTTCCAGACGGGTCAGGATAAATACCTGGAAATACTTTAATATGTACAGGTGGGGGAGGCGTCATATTTACTGGTACAAAATTTAAAAAATTAAACATCCCTGATAAAAAATTCCACCCATTAAAAAAATCATATAAACCAGACGTATCAAGAACTATTAAACATCCCCCCACTACGGCGTCATTGGAAAAAGTGGGAATATTAGGATCAGCTTTATTTGTAAGAGATACTGTAAGTCGATTTATAAATCCCTGAAAACCTCCATACGCCATATTTGAAAATAAATTATTATTTTTTGAAGCTTGTAAAAAAGCCGGGGGAACTAATACATTATAATAAACTCCAGGACCTGTTGAAAAATTTGTTGCGAATGATCCTATTTTATTTGATGCATAATTAATAAAAGTCTCGAGTATAGCAGAAAAAGAATTAAATGAAGTAACAAATAATTGTAATAAGGAAGTAATTTTGCTTAAAATATTAACTGCTGCGCTAACTTTTTGTAAGCCAGTATTAAGCTGATTTATAATCCCAGTAGGAAAAACATTTGTAAACCCTATAGATGCCCATTTATTTGCCATATATTTTTTTTGCCTTTTCAATATCTTTTAAAGATTTTTTCATTTTCAACTCTAAATTATGCCCATATTGTCTAGTTAAGTCTTTTAAAGACTGTACTAGAAGATTATTTGGACCAATTTTGATCCATTGCAATTCAGTTGATGTAGAATCTAAATTTATATCCATAGTTTAAGTATCGTATAAAAGTTTTTGATTTACTTTTGTATCATTTTGCATTCTAGAAATTTGAGCTTGAATTTGTGCTAATTTTGCATCCGATCCTGTACTACGATTAAATTTATTATTTATCCAATCATATAAATTTCCCGTGCTTCCGTTTTGTGAAACAAAACTTTCTTCAGACAAAATATTTTGGATAATTCCTGACTCTCGAACAGTATTTAAAAATGTTTGTCTATTTTGGGTTGTTGCTATTCGAGCTGTAACTTCATTTAATCTTCCATTTAAATTGTCCATATCAATAGTTTCATAAGTTATCGTACAATCTCTTAGACCTGCAAAAAGTTGAGAATTAGAAACTTCACTTATTGATACAGGTTGAAAACACGCATTTTCATAACTATAATTTGAAGTAGATATTAAACCTGGAACATTAGTATTAATATAAGAAGTCATATCTCCTATTGTATAAAATAATGGATTTGAGTAAGATAATAATATAGTAGAATCCCCACCCCATGTTAAATGTAATCCATATATATCAATATAATACTGATGATTAAATTCTATGTATTCTAAATTAAATAAAGTATAAGAGGTATCAAATAATTGGACTGTTGTATTAGGAGTCATAGACGTTTTTGAAACTGGGTATAAAACATTAGAGTTTAAATATGAATATCCTAAATCTAAAGTAAATATAGAGCTTCCTATTAAAGCCGTTTCCAAAGCCCCTAATGTAGGATAGGATGAAAAAAGATAGATTGTAGGAGTATTCCCATTAAAAATTGTAAAACTGGTAGTATCTACCATATAACTTATACCTGTATTATAAGTATTGATATTTAATACATTATTTATTATTTTATCTAAAGAAACCGGAGTATTTAACGATAAAGAACCAGAACCACTTATAATATCTGTTGAGGGAATAGAATCATTCCCCGTATCATTATAAGCACTCAAACCGGCTATATTATTTATAGCGGAAACAATAGACCCTACGGTTGTATATTCTGTATAAGAAAGACTTAAAGAATTTGAATTCCAAAATATAGTGAATGCAGACGTATCATTACTATATGAGAAAGAAGATATAGCTGTGGTATCAAGAACCATACGAGGATCGGTGGAATTTGTAATTGCAAATTCAATTTGATTTGTAAGACTGTAATTATAAGGTCCCCAACCAGTCCAAGTCCCGTTATTAATTGTTTGTAAATTATCTTGATATTGGGAAATAACATAACAGTTTGGTGGATTTAAACCCGTAATGTTTGTGTTTAAAAATTGTTGTTCTACTAAAGGTGCCGTTAAAACAAGGGTTTGGTCTCCTAAAATATTAGTGATAGATTGTGATCCGTTTTTTAAATCTAAAATCCATCGTATAGCACTGTCTTCAGTATCTCCTATTGAAGTATCTACATTTTGAGGACAATAAAAAGAATCATTATAGGATATTGTTGTCATATCAAAAGTTGTTGCATCTCCATAAGCACTTTGATTAGAAGATAGAGTAGAAATATTGGATTCTGTTATAAGATTTCCCAAAGAGGAAATCTCTGTTTCTAAAGCCGATAACTCTCCATTTATATAAAAAATTTCTGTAGAGCAATCATTTTGTATATTAAAAGCGTTTTGAAAATTTGTTCCTACAACACTTTCTATTAAACTTGTTCCATCTGATAAATTTATTAATATATTAAGATAATTTGATTCATCTATAAGTGCCGAGATTTCGTTGTTAAGACATAAAAGTTCTGGTAGAGCGTGTGTATTATCATTATTCCCATATACAGTAGTACCGGGAACAAAACCTAATTTAGAAACTGCAGATCCGTCCCCTAAAACTATTTCATTATGCGGATACACAGTTCTTAAAATTAAAACTTGTTTATATCCAAAAGCTGAGGTTGGATCAACAACATATTGATAGTCTGCTCTCATACCATAACTATTAAAATTATCTGTTATAATATTAGCAACAGTTGGTCCATCATAATCACTTGGAGATATAAGAGCTACTGATAGCGATAAAGGATTAAGACTAAATGCTGGGGGATTTGTAGGATCCTTAAACATATATGAAACATAAGATCCATCTATGAAAACGTCAAAGACATCTCCATTCATCGGATCTATGTAACCGCTTGAATCTGTTGCATCCATCTTTTAAATCCTTTTTAAAACTATTATTATATTAATTGAATATTGTTAAAGTAACATTCCACTATTATTATTCCAAATTTGTTGAGAACTCCAAGTAACTCCTCCAAAGGAACTTAATAGATTATTATAAGTATAAGTTATATAAGCATTAGATTTGGTTGTACTAGATATACGAATTTCATATAAGGTATCTCCATTAGATAGAATGCCATTATAACCATTCCCTAAAAACAAGTTAGCTATTTCAG